TATTATCTAGTACATTAAATTCTGTTGCTGCTGGTACATTCTCTGTCGACTGGTTTGAGAAACTTAGTAGAGCAGCTGGTACCCAAATGACTGATAAGTTGGCCCGATCTATGCGGACTGATTTTAGAAAAGGGTATCGTAGTTTACCGGCTAATGTTAAGCAGGTTCCCTCAACACCTAATACTGAAATAGACGAGCAGACAGAAAGATTCTTGCGACGCCTGTTTGGCGAATTACAAAAACAAATCAAAGAGATATATACACCTACAGATACAGAAGCTTTTAGAAAACGTTTAGTTGTTGTGTTTGATACACTACGTTATAGGACCAGGTTTATCTTTAATTCAGAATGTAAGCGTGCTTATAATTATGGTATAGTTGTATCGATGCGTGATTTAGGCGATAATAGTTTCGGTGTAGCAATTGATTCTCAGGGGTGTTCTGAGTGTTTAGAGCAGGCTGATACTGAATTTGATATTAAATACGCCGTTCTAGATAATGTTCCGCCATTCCATACCAATTGCGAATGTATCGTAAAGCGACTTAGAAAAGAATAGGAATATGGACATTCTAGCTATTACAATCAAATACAGCTCTATAGTTTTATATAGTCGTATTGACTAATCGTTTAAGATATTGAAAGGAAAGAATAAATATGGCGAAAAGTGATAATGTCATTAAGCTTTATGATACCGTTACGATTGCTCCGACAGCTATTGATGTATTTCTCAAGGGTATCCAGGATAATGTTTTTGAGATGCCAGGTGAATCAAAACCACTAATCGTTGATATCATTGCTACACACGCTGGGCGCCCTACTCGTAATAATGGCCTTTACCTACCCCAGAAAATGAAAGATGGTGCACAATCGTTTGTTACACCATATTTGAAGCCAGTCCTCAAGCATCACAATACACATGACGATCCTATTGGTAGGGTTATTGCTGCTAAATATGTAGATACTTCAAATACATTCCAGCGTACGGCTACCCAAGATATGGCTATTAAGGCACTATGTAATAGTTCCACATCCTTTATACAGTCTATAAGGTTACTGGATGCGCTTAATGATTCTGCACTCATGGAAGATCCTCTATATCCTGGGTTGGGACATATTCTATTAACTGCTGAGATTACTGATCTAGAGGCTATTAAAAAGTTTCTTGATAAGCGTTATACTACTGTATCAGTTGGCGCAACCACAGATAAGGCCGTTTGTTCTATTTGTAAGAAAGATTGGATTGAGGATGGCGGATTCTGTGAGCATCAACCAGGTAAGGAATATGAAGGTAAGATGTGTCGTATGATAGCTGGTAATTTAGTATATGATGAAGTATCACCAGTAAATGTGCCAGCAGATACGTTAGCAAGTGTTATCGCACTACGTAATAGTACTACTATCCAGAACTCAGTAGTCGTAGCAGACTACAAACCTATTATTGTTACGCCAACCTTTAGGGTTGGAGACTCAGTAGGAGGTCCACAGATGCTAAGTCCAGAGAAACAGGATGCGGTTATTGTTCAGCCTCCGGTTGAAACACCTCAGGAGACCGTTGTTGTCGATGCTGCTCCTGTTGCTACTGAACCGGCACTTGAACCAACCCCAGTACCAGAACCAGTGCTCGTAGATGAAAAAGAAGTTGTATTAGATGAGTCAGATAAGCATTATGAGGATATGATTGAGCTTGGTTGGCAACTATCATTATTCGATACGGGTTTTGAGGATGCCAAACTTACGCCCGAGAAGCGTAAGGCTCTTTCTAAGTCTACTTTCTGTAAGCCAAACGAGCGCCAGTATCCTGTAAATGATTGTAATCACGCGCGTGTTGCTATGGCGTATGCTAAAAAGAATAACGAATCCGCTAGTGTAATTGCTTGTATTCGGCGCAAAGCAGCTTCTCTTGGTTGTCCTTTTAGTGGTAAGGATTCTTTTAATGAACAAGAAATCGACTTACTTCTCGGATTACAACCTACTACCGAGCCAATAGTTGATACAGAAAAGTCCGTACAGGTAGTAAAGCCAGTCGACAATGCTCCTGCATGTCCTACATGTGAAGAGTCTCTTGAAGCACTTAAAAAGGAACTCTCTGATAAGACTGCAGATTTTGAGGAACTACAAAAGACTCATGTAGAGCAAACTACACAATTAAAACAATCTTTGGCTGAAGCTGTAGTACGTCTAGATATGGTAGCAGGGCAGCAAATTGAGGATATCCAAAAGACCACTTCCTCTATTGTTTGTATGAGTATCGAGGACTTGCTTAAGAAACTTGACGGTCTTAAGCAATCTCTTCAGATGGATGTTGTAGTTGCGAAGATAAATGATGGTATGGCAAATGTACCACAAGGTGTTGTAACGGATCCAACCGCTTCCGCTCAAGCTGTTCAAGATCCAACCGACACCAGCAAGACAAAGAATTATTTAGAAACGTATCAGGCATTAAAGGAGAAACATAGTTTAGCGGATGCTAGAATGTTTCTTCTAAGATTACGGGAAGCAAATCTTGTAGACCGTAATTTTGATCCCGAAAACATTTAAAGGAGGATACGCGTAAATGGCTTTCAATCAATACAGCGCGAACCATAAGACATGGGATCACGTAGGCAATCTTACTCCTAACGTGGAATATTGCGAAGCAGCTCGCCCTCACGGCGAATTTATTCCAGCTGCGTGGCTCCCAGTCGGTAGGTACGACAAATTTTATGAACACTATTTCGTAGTAAGTGCAGGTAAGGTAGTTGCCTTCGATCGCGAAGGTCGCATTGTTCCTGCAGGTCTAAAAGTTGCTTTTGCTGTTGGTTCTAGCGACGTTCTTACTTATGTTGCGACCACAGACAATGCTGAGGGCGTAATCGATCTCACTACTGGCGCGACAGTTAGTGCTTCTGGCGCCGGTTATACCCGCGCCGAGCTTGGAGCAGCTCTCATTGCTAGAGGTTTGCTTGACAACGGTGAAAATGCTGAAGATTTCATTAGTTTCCCAATTGGTGTAGCTCCTTATAACTTCATCAAGTGGGCCGGCGGCGACGGATTCAATCCTGCCGAATACATCGAGCACAACTACAATATGCAGCACCGTGTGGGTATTCTGTGCAATTACGTTATCGAGGTACCTCTTGTTCCCGCGCTTCAGTCTGCTTGTACGCCTTCCAGTGGAACTGGTATTTCTAATTCGGCTATTGCTGATTGGTCTCCCGGGAGCAACGGCGCATGGTTTAGTGCAACATCTCTTAGTTTGACCGCGCGTTATGCGGCTGACGTTGCTATTGGTGACGATGTTGTTCTCTTCAATATGCCTCATCAGTCAATCGCCAAGAGTACTACACTTACTCCGTTTACCCTGCCTTCGGTTGGTATGACGGATGAGAAGAGTAGCATGGCTGAGCTTTCTAACTCTGGCGACTACTTTGTGGATTATGAAGTTGGCGCTATTCTGTTCTTCAAGACGGGTGGCACTGCTATTGCGACGATTACTGGCAACCTACGTTATTACGCATATGATACGGCTCCTGCCAGTGTGAGTACTTTCGCTTGTGCATTGGGCGAACTGTGGCCTGGCGACTTCGTGCGTCCAGATGCTAATTCCAACTTTGTCAAGGCTAGTGTATTACCTGAGGCTACATTCCATGATGCTAGCGTTACCGAAGGTGCCAGTTTCGATCACTCTGATATGTCTGAAATGGCAGTTATTATCCTTCGTGCACAGCGTGAAATCGTTGGTCAGGTTCTTGATCGGGAAGACCATCCCAAAGATTATCTTGATCGCGTCCGTACTGCCTACGCTACACTTAGCACTACCGATCAGATGCCCGGTAGCGCTTCTGGTGGATTCCGCGATCAACTTACCTATGCGGGCGCTTCTAATAGAACAGTCCGCATTCTACTCTTGAAGTAAGGAGGGGAACAGACCATGACACAGTACAAGATTCAAGACGAGAAAGAACTAAATTTCGTATGGCGTAATAACGGTCTGCTTCCTGCCGGCGGCGGCGAGCGTATTGAAGTTCGGGATGCTATTGCTACTCCTAATGCTTCTGTATGGCTACCGAAAGTATTCTCTAATATCGTCAAGGAGGCAGTCGAGCCTCTACTCGTCGGCGCTTCTTTACTACAGCGCGTTCAGTGGCAGGGCGGCCAGACTATCACCTTCCCAGCCGTTGGCGCTTTAG